GTGCTGCACAGGCGTGTGCAGGTTAGGCTAGGGGGGATTTATGTCAGGACCAGCCAAGACACCAAACGAAATAAAACAAAAACGAGGGACACTTCGTCCGTCTCGTGCTGTTGTTGTTCGTCTTGAAAACAGCTTGCCGCGTGCGTCCGAACTGGGCGTGCCGGACGGTTTGGGTCCGATTGCGACCGAGGCGTGGCACCGAATCGTTGAACACGCAGGCTCTTGGATCGCCGTCTCTGACCGCGACGCGCTCACGATGCTGGTCAAGGACATCGAGCATCTTGCAACGCTTGAAGCGCGACTGGCCACCGACGGTCCGATCCTCTACACGGACAAGGGATATGCTTACGCTCACCCAGCCGCTGGGATGAGGACAAGCACGGAGGAGAGTATTCGCAAGTGGATGAATCACCTCGGGCTGACTCCAGCCGACCGAGCCAAACTAGGGATCGCAATGGTGGAGAGCCAGTCCAAGATAGACAAGTACCGAGACAGGATGGCGCAGAAGGCTGGCCACCGCGCTGGCTGACGCCTGTCGCACCGGCTGACCTCAGCCGCTCGCTCGGAGACATCGTTGCCGACTTCGCCGAGGACCTCGTACCAATCGCCAAAGACTCGATTGCCGGTTCGTCTGGCGAGCCGCTCCAGTTCAGGGTCTGGCAGAGGCGCCTGCTTCGCAGGGTTCTGGCTCGCAAGGAGGACGGCACCTTCACGCACCGCTTCTTCCTGACTGGCATCGCACGCAAGAACGGCAAGACGGCGCTCGCCTCTACCCTGCCGCTCTTCTTCGGAATCTACGGCGACCGAGGCGGCGAGATCTACTCGGCGGCAGCCGACCGCGATCAGGCGAAACTCGTGATGAGCCACGCGCGGCGAGCCGTTGAGATGAGTCCAGAACTGAACGCGCAGATCAAGGTCTACCGCGATGCGATGGAGTTCAAGGGGACTGGCACCATCTACAAGGCGCTCTCATCTGAGGCGTTCACGAAGGAAGGCTTGAGCGCCTCACTGGTGATCGCTGACGAGCTGGCGGCGTGGCCGAGCCGCGAACTCTTTGACGTGCTGTCGCTCTCGATGGGCGCACGCCGCTCGCCACTCTTCGTGGCGATCACGACCGCAGGACCGCGCACCGATTCCACCGGCTCGGACTCAATCGCCTACACGCTCTACCAGTTGGCGCGCAGGCGCATCGCAGGCGAGAATGACGATCCGACGCTTGGAATGGCGTGGTGGGAAGCCGCCGATGACGCCTACCTTGACGAAGCCAAGTGGAGCGAGGCGAATCCAGGACTGCTCAGCGAGCCAGCCATCCTGTCGGTGGATGACCTGCTCTCAGCCAAGAAGCGCACGCCAGAGGCAGAGTTCAGGACAAAGCGGCTGAACCAATGGGTGACCAGCGCGCAAGCCTTCTTGCCGACTGGAACGTGGGAAGCCTGCAAGGACGATCAGATCGAGCTGCACAAGGAGGACGAGATCGTCCTCGGCTTTGACGGATCGTTCAGCAATGACTCCACGGCCATCGTCGCCTGCCGCGTCAGCGACAAGGCGTTCTTCGTGCTTGGACACTGGGAGCGACCGCTTGACGCCGAACTCTCCTGGCGCGTGCCGGTGGAAGAGGTCGAGGCGCGAATGCTTGAGATCTGCAAGTCGCACAACGTGCGTGAGATCGTCTGCGATCCGTTCCGATGGCAGCGCTCGATGGAGGCGTGGCAGCAGATGGGACTGCCTGTCGTTGAGTTTCCGCAGACGCCTTCGCGGATGGTTCCAGCGACGGCTGCCTTCTACGATGCAGTCGTGAATGGCAGGGTCAAGCACAATGGCGACCCAAGTCTGGCACGGCACGCAGCCAACGCTACGCCGTACTATTCGCGCAACGGCTTGATGGTCAAGAAAGAATCAAAGACAAGCCTGAAGCGCATTGACTTGCTTGTGGCAAGTCTAATGGCGCACAGCCGAGCGGGTACACTAGGCAATGCACCAGCGCCGAAGCCGAAGGCTGAGGTCAAGTGGATTGAGTTGTAGGGAGACGAATGGGCATCCTTGATCGCGTCCTCGGACGCCAACCACAACCAGAGGAGAAGCGATTCATCGGCGGCCAGTGGCTGAGCAACGAAGCGACGTCATCCTCGGCAGGCGTGCTAGTCACCCAAGAGAATGCCACCAGCATTGGCGCGCTATACGCCGCAGTCAAGCTCTACGCCGACACGATCGCTGGACTTCCGTGGGACACCTACATTCGCATTGACGGAACGCGCCGACCGTATCGTCCGCGTCCGCGATGGATGGACTTCCCGATTCCGAACAATCCGAACTTCACTTCCTTTGAGTTCAAGCATCGCGTGACGACCTCACTTCTTCTAGACGGCAACGCCTTCATCCTTTGCTTGCGCGACTCATCCGACAATGTGATTGAGACCCGCGTCCTTGATCCGCAGAAGGTGCAGATCAGGAGCGGCGAGTTCGGCGAGCCGTTGTATCACATCGAGACAACCGAAGGCGCAATCACGCTGACAACCGCAGAGATCATCCACATTCCGCTCTTCGCCACTGGCGAGAACTATCGCGGCTTGTCACCGATTGAGCATCACAAGGTGACGCTCGGACTTGCAAGCGCGACGCAAATCTTCAGCGCGAAGTTCTACGAGAACAACGCAAGCGTCGGCGGTCTGATCAAGGTTCCAGGCGAGTTGACGCAGGATCAGGCCGAGGCACTCCGCACCGGCTTCGGTCGCCGACACGGCGGCGTGGACAAGGCGTGGCGAGTGGCCGTCCTAACTGGCGGCGCAGATTATCTGCAACTCGGCGCAAAGATCAGCGACTTGCAGCTCGTGGAGACGATGCACTACGGCGTGGAAGCGATCGCTCGTATCTACGGCGTGCCGCTGCACCTGCTCCAGTACCCAGGCGGCAACACCTCCTACGCCTCGGTCGAGTTGATCGGCATTGAGTGGCTGCGCCTCGGACTCGGACCAATGATCGCGCGCCTTGAGGCATCGTTCCAGCGCATCGTGCCAGGAGCCGAGCAGACCTTCTTGAAGTTCACGCTGGACGGCCTGCTTCGCGCTACGACGCAGGAGCGATACAACGCCTACGCGACGGCGCTGAACAATGGCTTCCTGTCCGTGAACGAAGTGCGATCCCTTGAGGACCGCTCGCCGGTGGACGGCGGCGCAGAGTTCTGGAAGCCGCTGAACATCGGCACACTAGGACAAGACGAGCAGGTCTGATGCCGTACTTCGTCACGGATGAGTCGCCAGACTGCAGCGGCTGGGCCGTTGTCAAACAAGACGGCGAAGTGATCGGCTGCCACACGAGCAAGGCTGCCGCTCAAGCACAGATGGTTGCCATCTCGCTTGGCGAAGGCATTGAGCCAGGCGGATCGTATTCGTTGAAGCGCGCCGACGCTCCAGCTCCTGAGGGTGATCAGATCACAGGAAGCGACAAGAACGAGCCTGGCTCTGCCGCTGGCAAACTCGGCGACATTGAACTGACCGAAGCGCAAGAGACTGCGCTCCAGAACAAGTCAGACGATCACAACAAGGAGATGGCAGACGCAGATCGTCCAGTCTGGACGCGCGTGCGAGTAGACGCACTGCGCGCCGTGTATCGCCGAGGTGCTGGCGCCTATAGCACGAGCCACCGACCAGGCATCGGACGCAACCAATGGGCGATGGCGCGCGTCAACGCGTTCCTGCATCTTGCGCGCACCGGCTCGCCAGAGAACTCCGCATACGTCGGCGACAATGATCTCCTGCATCCAGAGCATCCTCGGTACAGCGACCCAGATCGCGCGCTTCGAGTGCTGCCAGATAACTACCGACCTGCACTCTCGCCTGACGTGCCAGATGGCCGCGCCTGCGGCAACTGCCTGTTCTACAACGAGGCAAAGGTCGAGGGCGACAAGGCGTACTGCGAGAAGTGGGATGACTATGTGAACGGCGCCTACTACTGCAACGCGTGGCAGCCTGACGATCACGGCGAGGACGATGATGAAATCCGCGTGCTGATTGACGTGCCGCAATACATCCAAGAAGCCGCCGAGAAGGGTCTGACCTACGAACGAAACGGCCTCGCTGGCGAAGGCTTGACCGATCAGACCATTGAAGAGGCGCGGCAGCTCCGCGCTGGGAAAGTTCAGGATGACAAGGTGACGCGGATGCGCGCGTGGATTCTTCGCCACCGGATTGACTGGGAAGACGTGGCTCGGAACAACAACCCAGACGACGAGGACTTCCCAGGACCTGGTGCCGTGGCCGCGTACCTGTGGGGCGTTGATCCCACAGCAGAGAATGGCGCAGATCGCGTCATAGAATGGGCGGACGGTGTGCTAGCGCCGCTGACCGAAGAAGAGAGGTTTGACGTGAAGGAACTTGAGACGCGCGCTCTTCCGATGGGCGAGTTCACCGTGACAGAAGAGCAAGACGGTCAGAAGACATTCACCGGCTACGCCGCGCTCTTCGGCACGCCTTCCTCTGGCTTGCCATTCACCGAGGTGATCGCTCCAGGCGCCTTCCGTCGCACGCTCTCGCGCATTGCTGACGGCAAGAAGATCGTCTCCTTCCTGTTTGGACACGACGAGACGCGCGCACTTGCAACAACCGCGAGCGGCCGCCTTGCACTTACCGAAGACGAGCGCGGCTTGAAGGTTGAGGCTCGCCTTGATCCAGCCGATCCAGACGCCGCAGGCGTCATCAGCAAGTTGACGTACGAGGCTCGTGCAATGGGAATGTCCTTCGGCTTCACCATCCCAAAGAATGGCGATGACTGGGACGAAGACACCCGCACGCTGAAAGAAGTCAATCTCTTTGAGGTTTCCGTGCTGAGCGCAGGGCAGACACCTGCCTATCCTGCGACGCTCGGACTTACCTCCGTTCGCAAGGTCGCGTCCCGAATGGGCGTAGACGGCGACCGGCTTATCTCAGCCATCGAGTCCTTGAAGTCGGCGCAACCGCTGACCGAAGAGGATGTCGAGGTGATTGAAACCGTCACGGAGAAGTTGGCTCCGAAGCGCGTAGTGCTGGACCCATCCATCGCTCGCGCCAAGTTGCTGCTTGCCGAGATGGAATCAGAATCGCTCTAGAAGCCACGAGGTCGGCGTCCCGCTGCGCTAGTACGCAAGCCCACGCACGACAATCCCGCTTGGTGAGCCGCACCATTGTGGAAACCAAATCAAGACAAGGAGACAGAAATGTCAGACGTTAGGAAGCTACACGAAAAGCGTGCTTCCCTCTTGACCGAGGCTCAGTCCATCGTGACTGACCTTGCCGAGAAGGGCGAAGCGCTTGAGGGCGAGTCACAGGCTCGCTTTGAGAAACTTACTTCGGAGGCCGCAACGGTTGCGACCGCCATTCGTTCGGAGAAGGAAGCCGCTGAGGCTCGCTCCGCTGCTGATGCAGTGCGAGCCGAGTTCGCAACGGCAATCGCTCCGAAGGTTGAGAAGAGCGAAGGCTCCAACGACGAACTGCGCGCACTTGCGCGTGCAGGCGGCGCACAGGTCTTCGAGTACCGCGATGTCTCGCGCAGCACTGGTCTGGGCAACCCAGTCACCATCGCTGACCGCGTGAACGTCGTTGCGGCTCAGTTCAACCCATTCATTGACCCAGCAATCGTCACGGTCGTTCGCACAAGCACCGGCAACAACATCCAGTTCCCACGAGTCACGGCTCTTGGAACCGCTGGATCGGTTGCTGAGGCTGGCACGATTGGCGAGTCGGACGGAACGCTCAGCGCGCTGTCCCTCACGCCAATCAAGTACGCGACCATCATTCAGGTCACCGAAGAGCTTGCCGAAGACGCAGCCTTTGACCTGAGCGCGATGATCGCTGAGAAGTGCGGCGCGGAAGTCGCAGTTGCTCACGGTGCCTTCGCCGGTACCGCTATTGCCGCTGCTGCCACCGTTGGCCAAACTGGCTCAGGAACCACTTCAGTGAACCCAACATTCACTGACCTTGCGAAGCTGAAGGCGTCTGTGAACCAGGCGTACCGACGCGCACCAAAGGCTGGTTGGTTGATGAACGACACGACGCTCGGCGTTGTGAATGGTCTTGTTGATACGGCTGGACAGCCGATCTTCCGACCAGGCGATGCGAATGTGGCAGACCGACTCCTCGGAGCGCCTGTCTACAGCGCAGCGCTTATTGACCTGACCGACAACACCGCAGGCGCAATCCTGTTCGGTGACCTCGGACAGATCTACACGGCTCTCGTTGGTGGAGTTCGAGTTGAAGTTTCCCGCGAGTTCGCGTGGAACCTCGGCTTGATCTCCTACAAGGTGGAAGTCCGTGGCGCGACTGGCCTTTCTCAGACAACGGCCGTCAAGTCGTACCAGTCAGCCAACGTCGCCTAATCGTTTAGGCAACTAGGTTGAGGGAAGGGGTCTCGGGCGTCGGCTCGAGACCCCTTCGCTTATCGCAGGAGGGAAAATGAACATCTGGCACAGGATCAAGAAACTGGCTGGCAAGGGTGAGCCTAGAATCAACGCAGAGGCATCTCCCAGCCTCGTAGAGCGCGCTATCGTCGTCAGGTGGGGCAATACAGCCACCATCAAGCGAACGCCTGTCCAGTGGCGGGAAAAGGGGAAAAGCGAGTGAGTGAGCAGAATCTGAGCAGCAGGCAGGTCACGGTTGGGACGGCTGCCGTTGCCATCGGTGAGGGACTAGTTCCAGGCTCAACGTTCCTGCTGCACACCGACACGCAGGGGAATCACAACATCTTCGTCGGACCGCTCGGCGTCACCACATCCACTGGCTTTGCGGTTCATAGTGGCAGCACGCTGACAATCGCCGTCCCTGAGCGGGTGCAGTTGTATGCTGTCACCGACTTAGGCACGCATACGCTGTATGTCCTACAAATCGGAGGTCGTTGATGTCATACGCAACACTCGCAGAGTTCAAGAGCGCAATTGGAATCGGCACTGCCGACACGACCGATGACACGCCGCTCCAGTCCGTCCTTGATGCAACCGACGCGCTGATTGATCTCTACACCGGCAAGAAGAGCGGCTTCGGCACAGCGTCCGAGACGCGCTACTACACCGCGACGGATTATCAGTACGTCCTGATTGACGACCTCGTGAGCGTCACGACACTCCAGACAGATGACGATGCCAACGGCACCTACGAGACGACGTGGACCGCAGGAACCGACTTCAATCTTGCGCCTGCCAATGCAGCGCTAGACGGCTTCCCTTACAACGAGATTGACGTGTCGGTGACGTGGCCGCGCAACTTCCCACGCGACGTGTATCGCGGCGTCAAGGTGGTCGGCGTCTTCGGCTGGCCGTCCGTGCCAAACGCAGTCAAGCAAGCCGCGATCATCCAAGCAGGTGCAGTCTGGTCCTCGCGAACCTCGCCGTTCGGCGTGATCGGATCACAAGATCTCGGCGGCATTCTTCGCCAAGCGCGCGCTCTGCATCCTGAAGCGCAAGTCTTGCTGGAGGCGTATCGGACTCGTGAAGGTCTAGCTCGATGAGCTTTGACGACCGAACGGTCATCGCGGGTCTTGCCGCGCACCTGTCAGCTAAGGCTGCGCCAGCAGGCTACACGCTTCGCACGGTTCACTCGTTCCCGCCTGACAATCTGGCGGTGGTGCCAGCGGCGGTGATCATCCCCGGAGATGACTCGATCAACTACGGCGCAAGCAATCGCCAGATCACGCTGACGCTCAATGTGGTGATCTACATTCAGCCTCAGGCTGACCTCGGCCGCAAGTATCAAGACTTGATGGCGTGGCGCACTTGGCTGCGCGACAGCCTCATTGACGGCGTGACTCTGAACAACACCGGCGATGTCGCACAAGCCAGCGTGACCTCCACCAACATCGGCACGGACACTTGGGGCGATCAGGACTTCCTGACGATCACGGCAACGGTCGAGATCGCAAGCGTGGAGGCAATCGCGACCAGTGCCTAGCCTGAAGAAGCCTCTGACGTATCCAGTCATCAGCCACATCAACGTGCAGTTCGTGCCAGGCTCGCTCCCACAGGGAGAGTTCGTGGCTGGGTTGCCATCGGACGGTAGTATCATCAACGCACCTGTGGTTCAGGCAGAGGCTTGGATCGCAGCAGGAATCGCCAAGCGTGCCGCGTCTGCGGCTGAAGACAAGGAGACCGAATAATGCCAGCCGCATCCGCAGGGAACGTCCTGTTCAGCAAACTGGTCGCCTTCAAGGAGGCGACGCCTGGAACCATCCCGACGCTGACCAGCGGCGGCCGCAAGCTGCTCGTCACGCCAACTGGCGTAATCAGCAACGGCACAACCATTGAACTTGGCACCGAGCGATCTGTTGCGCTTCGCAACCCACTCATCGGCAGCACCGGCACCATCGTCTCGATCGAGCCAACCCTGAGCGCCACCGTTCCTGCGGTGAGCGTCGGCGAACTTCCAATCTGGCTCTCAATGACAAAGACCGACACTCCAGGCACGGCTTCGCCATACGAATGGGACTACGACTACTCGATGACGGCGGCGAACTCGCCAACGTCCTATTCGCTTGTCGCAACCGATGGGCAGCAGCAATACGTCGCCAACTACTGCTTGGCTGAGTCAATCACGATCGCGGCTGATCGCAACTCTCTCACGAATCTGAGCGCTGCGCTCTTCGCGCAGAACATCGCCAAGAACAGCGCGACGCTTGCGGAAGGCACGCCAACATCGCCGTTTATGCCAGGACGCCTCTGGAATGCCTTCCAGCACGGCAGCACCTTCCCAGGCACGGCTGACGGAACGGCGTACGAGTACCTGCTCGACTTCTCGCTTGACTTCAATGCGGGAATCACCCGCCAGGCGTACCTCGCAGGCACGACCGTGTTCAGCACGCACTCGGAGAGCAACCCATTCAGCGGCACGCTGACGATGACGGTGAGCAGCACGGCGAGCGCAGTCTCAGTGTGGTACGACGCCTACCAAGCGGCCACGCCGAAGGGCGTGCGACTCTCGTGGAGCAACGGCACCTACAGCGCGCACATAATGGCGATGATCGTCCCAACGGAAGTCCAGCAGATGGCTGGCGCCGAAGATGGTCTGACCACGATGGCCGTGACCGGCACGCTGGTCTACGACACGTCAAGCGCGAAGAGCCTTCGCATCTTGGTGAATAGCGACCTATCAGCGCTGCCGTAAGTCGGCAGGAGAGGAGGAGTGAATGACGCAAGCGAAGCCTAGTTTCCGCACGGTTGAGATCGTTCTCGCCGCGCCGTTTGACGGCTGGACCACGACAATGCGCGCCGAGGGCGTGCCTGCTCGCGTGATGATTGACCTTCAGAGTGGAAGTGTGGAACGCGCACTGAACGCAATGGAGCGCCTGATCGTGAAGCACAACTTCCTGAACGAACACGGCGAACCAGCCGCGTCCGTGCTTGATGCACCGATGGACGCGCTCACGCAAGCCGTTGAGAAGTGGTCGGAGGCAGTCGCAGCACTCCCCCCTCGATAAGGCTCGACGCACAGCGGCTGGCGGCGGGTCGGACAATCTCGCCGCACCCGCTAATCTTGGCGCACCTGATCGGCAAGGAGTTCGGCATCGCGCCGCACGAAGTGCTTGAGTGGGAGGCTGCAGACTTCTTGCGAACCGCGACCTTGATGTCAGACCTTCAGCCAAAGGAGAAGAATGGCCGCTAACTCGCTCGACCGATTGACCATCTCCTTCAATGTGGATTCCAACTACAAGGCGCTGCAGCTCGGGTTCCTTGAAGGCGCGAATCCAGGCGCCTACAAGCGGCTGCTGAGCATCGCAACGCTGAACGCTGCGCGCACGATGGTGAAGCCGATGCGAGCCGAGGCTCCGGTTGGCAAGACCACCAAGACGCCAGGCAGACTCCGCAAGGCAGTCACGGCACGCCGCGCGCGATTCAACACGCCTGCTGCGGTGGTCGGTCCGAGGGCTGGACGCAGCCGAGACGGCGGCTCTGGTGGAGCGTGGTATCGCTGGTTCGTCACCTCGGGAATCAGCGGGGTGCGCCGAACCAAGAACGGAGTGAAGTCGGTGAGGGCAGTTCCAGCCAATCCATTCGTGACGCGGGTCTCAAAGAACGAGGCGAATCAGAAGACAGCGATGGAAGCGATGGCGAAAACGGTAGAATCATTCTTCAACAACGAAGCATTCCGCAGGACGATCCTGCGGTTCAAGAGAAGGTGAGCAATGGCATTCGGGTCTGATCGTTCAGCGAACTTCGTCATCGCGGCAAAGGACGCCGCGACTAAGCCGATGGGCAACATCGGCAAGGCGATGGGCAAACTTCGCAGCACGGCTGGCGCAGCATTCAAGGCAATCGGCGCGGCTGCGCTCGCAGCAGG